ACATTATTCGTCAAGGAACCTGATAATGGCTTTGCCCGGTTCTTTATCAACTTGTACGGTTCAGGGTACCTATGTAAATCTGCAAGGTAATCCGATTCGTGGTTCTATAAATTTCACACCACAAACCATTCTAAAAGAGACCACGGCGAATGTAATTATTATTCCAGTTGTAATTCAAAAAACCTTTGATGCTACTGGTTCCTTCAGCGTAGTTCTACCCGTTACAAGCGATACTGATGTTACTCCTCAACCTTTTATTTATACGATTGAGGAAAACTTTACAGGCGGACGAACTATTCAGATTGCTCTTCCATTATCGGTGGCAGGTACTACACAGAATCTTGCGGATTTACTTCCTGCCCTATCTTCAGCAGAGGCGGCTTCCTATGTCACCCTTGACCAATATCAGGCTCTCTTGACTCGATATAACGATGCTGAATCAATTAGAGTCTTGGTTGTAGATGCTGATGAATATGTTGAAGATGCCGAGGATTATGCAAGCGACGCGGCGCTCGCCGCAAGTCAAATTGGTAATTTTAATTCTAATCAAATGATGTTGATGGGAGTCTAAATGGCTGAACCCTATGTACCCATTGCCGAGCATACAACTTATGCGGCGCTTATGACGGAACTTGAAGTAGCCACCGAAGCCGCGGAATCAAATACAGATGATTTAGATACCGCAGTTGATAATGCTCTTACACATAAAAACACCGCTGAAGGTTTAGTTGATTCTAAGTTCTCTCTTTTATTTTTGGTAGGTTGCTAAATGGCTCTTGGCGCTTCAATAAACACCGTCACGATTACTGGCAACTATGTCGATTATGAAGGTAACGCAATACAAGGACAAATTAGATTTACTCTTGGCGATGTTTTAAGGGCAGGTTCAGATGACCAAATGGTTGCGCCATCCTCAGTCGTAATTGCTCTTTCTTCGGGCGCCTTTAGCGTGACATTACCTGCGACCAATGACCCCGATGTAGTGCCTAATCCATTTACTTATTCCGTAGAAGAATCTTTTCCGGGTGGAAGAAATTACACAATCTCAATTCCTTATGACACCGCAGGTTCTTTAGATTTAGCCGATATAAGCCCAACGCCAACCCTTTCAACAAACTATGTCCAGTTGGTCGATGAAACCACATGGAGCGCTCTTGAGGCTACCATCGACACTCTTGATACAAATATAAATCAAACCACAGATAAAATTCTTGCTTCAGGAAAGTATTGGTACATACCAAGTACCTATGCAACATACACGGCACTCGATACCGCTTTCGCAACTTATACGGCTCTCACAGCCGCAACTTATAGTTTAGATGGCGCAGATATAGCAGATTTCGTAACACAAGCCGAAACCGCCGAAGCCAACGCCGAGGCAAGTAAAAACACAGCCCAATCAAGTGATGCTGATACAATCAGCCCATTACTTCTAATCGGAGGATAACCGCATGGCAACAGCCTATAAAGTGTTGGGTCAATCAAACCCATCCGCCACAACGCTTACAACCCTCTATACCTGCCCCGCCTCGACAGAAACGGTTATCTCTTCTATTGTCGTAAGCAATCAGGCTGGTACAAGCGGGACTTATCGAATTGCAGTTCGCCCGAATGGTGCGAGCATTGCAACCGAACACTACTTGGTATATGACGCTTCAATCGCGGCTAATACCACCATCGCTTACACCCTAGGTGTAACAATCGACGCTTCAGATGTAGTTTCAGTCTACGCATCAAGCGCCTCAATGTCATTCAACGCTTTCGGAAGTGAGATTTCCTAATGGCAATTACAACGAATGGTGGTGCTGGCGTAACCGCTGATGCGGTAGCCACACTCAGTAACAAAACACTCGAAGCACCGGTAATCAACAACGCTACCTTCACCGGACAGCAATCAGGATTACAAGTTGCGTTCAACGATGCTATCGTTTTTGAAGGCACAACTGCTGACGCTAATGAACTTACTCTTAGCGCAGGAGAGCCTACCGCTGACCGTACCGTAACTTTGCCTAACGCAACTACAACTCTTGTTGGTCGCGATACAACAGATACGCTAACAAATAAAACTCTTACTAGCCCCACTTTGACGACTCCTGACCTTGGAACACCATCGGCTCTAACTTTGACAAACGCAACTGGATTACCAGTTAGCGGAATCACCGCTTCAACATCTACCGCTCTAGGGGTAGGTAGTATTGAGTTAGGTCACGCAACAGATACAACTATTGCTCGCGCCTCTGCTGGTGTTGTAACTATTGAGGGCGTTAATGTTGTTACTACTTCTTCAACAGATACTCTTACCAACAAAACTTTAACAAGCCCAGTAATTTCATCTATCTCAAATACTGGAACTTTAACTCTTCCCACCACAACAGGAACGATTGCTCTTACTTCAGATATAACAGTCACCGCTTCTTCTACTACAACACTTACAAATAAAACTGTTGCGCTTGGCTCTAACACAGTTTCAGGAACTTTGGCAGAGTTTAATTCGGCAGTTACGGATGCTGATTTGGTTTCTCTTGCTGGTTCAGAAACGCTTACAAACAAGACCCTTACAAATGTAATTTACACTCAAGCATTTGTTACGCCCTCATTTAGTTCCAACGCCTACACTTTAGTTTTAAGCGACCAAGGCGACATTCTGTTAGCAAGCAACGGAGCAACGGCAGGAACTATAAATATCCCAACAAATGCGTCCGTGGCTTTTCCAACTGGAACACAAATAACTATTGCTCAAACTGGCGCAGGACAAATCACGATACAGGCAACATCTTCGGGAACTACTACGGTAAACAGCACAGGCGCAACAGCAACCGCTCCAAAACTACGCGCTCAGTATTCTTCTGCTACTTGTGTAAAAACAGCAACAGATACTTGGCTTGTTATCGGAGATATTTCCTAATGCCTATTCTTGGAACTATTGCTTCTTCCACACGACAAGGACAAGTCACAGGGTCTTACGAATCTATTGCGACAATAGACGCTGGCGGTCAAAATCAAGTTTCTTTTACAAGTATTCCGCAAACTTTCCAACATTTACAAATTCGCATTAGGGGTAGAAGTAATCTCAATTTTTCAAGTTATCCTGAAACCGCGTTTATTATGAGAATCAACGGCGGAAGTATTCGTGGTGCGATTTATACTTGGGGATTTCTTGGAGCAAAAAAATTTACTGTTTCCCCTTATTCAACTACGGGGCAACAGGAACTTCAGTTCTATCCGTTACCTTCTGCCAATATAGAATCTAATGTTTTCGGTGTTGGAATTGTAGATATTTTTGATTACGCAAACACTAACAAAAATAAAACCTATAAAGTTTTAATGGGAACAAATGACGGAACTCCGCGCTTAAATAGAAATATAAATATGTACGGTGCGCTACAACAAGAAAACTCAGCGATAAGTTCTATTTATATTACAACAGACTATAATTTTAGTTTTGCGACAGGTACACATTTTGCTTTATACGGAATTAAGAGCGCGAGTTAGGAAAGCACAATGCCAGCAGGAAGAACTTATGAGTCAATAGCGACTACCACGCTTGGTAGTGCGAGTGCTATCACTTTCAATTCATTTCCTAGTACCTATACGGATTTGATTATTGTAATAACTGGTCGCAATTCATCAGCAGGAACAGGTAATACTTATGTACGATTCAACGGCGATAGCACATTAAATAATTATTTTGCGCAACGCATATTAAGTGACGGTACAGGTATTAGCGGAGAACCACAAGATAGCAATTACATTATGATAGGTGATTTGAATAGTTCTATGAACTCTATCTATCTTCATATTTTTGGATATGCCAATACAGTTGGATATAAAGGCGTATTGAGCCACTCAGGAAACGCAACTAACTATATGGGTGGATATAGCGGAACTTGGTTTTCAACCGCCGCAATAACTTCTATTACTATAACTGGCCCTAGCACTTTCCAAACAGATACCGTGGCTACGCTTTACGGAATTACGGCGGCATAGGGGAAAAAATGCCTATTACTTATACAGCGATTCAAACAACAACCGTAGGTGCTGGCGGTTCAGGAAATATTCAATTTAATAGTATCCCACAGACATACACGGATTTAGTGCTGAGGTTATCTTGCCGCGCTTCAACCGCCGCAAACTGGATTTTGATAGGTATTAACGGCGGTTCTGATACCGCAACTACTTTACGACACGCATTAAACTTTAGCGGAACTTTATATGGGCAAACATATTCATCATTTAGAACGCCTTGTGCTTTGAGTACACACTCAAATGTATTTTCAGGTAATGAAGTCTATATTCCAAATTATACTGATACTTCATATAATCGTTGTATGTTAGGTTATGGCGTTCAACCTATTGTGTCTACTGACTATGAAGTTCAACTGGCTACCTACCAATGGAATACACTCGGCGCAATAACATCATTAACACTTACAGTAGACGGCGGTGGAAACTTCACGCAATATTCAACGGCAAGTCTTTACGGAATAAAGAAAAACTAACAAGAAAGGAACATCATGGCAGACACACCTACTAAACTCGTGGTGAATTGCGAAACAGGGGAACAAACCATAGTTCCTTTCACCGCAGAAGAAATCGCGGAAATGGAAGCAAACAATAAAGCGTTTGCGGAAGCACAGGCAAAGCGCGAAGCCGAAGCAAAAGCAAAAGCAGAAGCAAAAGCATCGGCTCTTGCTAAACTTCAGGAACTTGGTTTAACTGAAGAAGAAGCCGCCGCGGTTATTTCTTAATTTTTAGGAAGGTCGGCAGATGACTACTACCTATCGGTATTTGTTTGCCGACTACGATAAACTTGGGTCAATAATCAAAGGAGTTCATCATGGCAGGTACAACAACCAAGGGTCTTAGATACCCAACTGCGGGTGATAATCCTGCCGTCCATACCGATATTCTAAATCTTGCTACCGATGTTGATACTGAGTTAGATAATTATATTCTTTCCGCTTCCCCATCCTTTAGTTCGACAATTACTCTTGGCACCTCAGCCGATATTATTTTTGAAGGTTCGGTCAATGATGGTTTTGAAACCACCCTTACAGTAGCCAATCCAACAGCCGACAGAATAATCACGCTTCCGGATGCTACGACTACCCTTGTTGGTACAGATACAACTCAAACCCTAAGCAACAAAACTTTAGCATCGCCTACTTTTACTGGACAGGTTACCGGTCTTGAGATTGCATTTAGTCAAGCGATTGTATTTGAAGGTACAACCGCAGATGCTTTTGAATTGACTTTATCAGCCGGAGAGCCAACAGCGGATAGAACCATTACCATTCCAAACGAAACAGATACGCTGGCAACTCAAGGTTATGCTCGCACTTTTAGTTTGATGCTTGGCGGAATGTAATGACCTTTACTTATTCAGGCGACCCAAGTACCTCGACACGAAATTATGTTAGGTTCTTGATTTCTGATACAGATTCAACCGATGCGCTTTTCAGCGATGAAGAGTTGAATTATGTAATCACCGAATGGGGTGGCGATGCTTATAGCGCCGCCCGCGAATGTGCGGAAATCCTGATTGGTCGTTTTGCTCGCGAGGCTGATTCCACCTCAAAGAGCGTGGGTGATATTTCCGTATCAGAATCTTATTCTCAAAAGATTCAACACTATAAAGAGTTGGCAGAAAACCTTTTGCGCCGTCAAATGCGTAAAAATCCGCCAGTTCCTTTTGTCAATGCTGAATCACTCAAATCAACCGATGACCGAGTTGTGGATGATTACAATACTGATTTCTATGTGGGGATAACTGATAATCCAAACAATGTCATTGACCAACGCCGAATTGAGTAAACTCTATGGCAGATGCTATTTACAGCAAAGTCTCCGAGTTCATGACCGATTCGGTAGTTTTCACCCCAAAGGCTTCAGTCGATAAATATAATAAAAGTACCTTTGGCGCCGCCAATACAAATGTCACCGTAAGTGGTCGATTGATTTATGACACCACAAAATCTAAAGATGTACAGGGAACAGAGGTCGTCGATATGGGTCGGTTTATCACTCTAGGACCTTCGACGAGCATCACCGTCAATCATAGGATGGTGGTAGGGGCGGACACTTTTACAATCAATGCGGTCGATAATATAGCGGACGAAAATGGAGCGCATCACACAGTCATTCGATTCGGACGGTAATCGATGGCATCATCAATGAAAGTCACCTTTGATATTGATGGTGATGAACAATTAGTAAACGCTTTGAAAAGCGGAAGCCAACTAGCGCCAAGGGCTATCGCCCAAGCAATATGGGAAGAAGCCAATCTAATTTTTGCAAAGTCGCAGATTCTCGTTCCAGTTGATACGGGAGTATTGCGTGGCTCGGGTGGAGTCTCGGCTCCACAAATGGGCAACGAGGGCTATTTTGTCGATATTTTCTATGGCGGTCCCGCCGCTCCTTATGCCCTCTATGTTCATGAGATTATCGAGAACTATCACAAACCACCGACACAAGCCAAGTATCTTGAACAACCCCTCATGCAAGCCCAATCCACAATCCAACAAAACATTAAGGATAGAATTATCGACATCATTGAGAAAGGAAACAGGGCGTAAATGGCAACCATCCTTGAATCAGTTGGCGATTATCTCCAAAATACAGCGAGCGCTTTCGGCGCCCATGCAAGCCAAGGCACTTTAGGAACCAACCTATTTCTTGGCACACTTCCTGAGACTCCTGATGCCTGTGTTGCGGTATATGAGAACGCGGGCAGTTCACCCTCTTTCACTTTAGGCTCAGGGGGTATCCGCGTGGATTATCCAATGCTTCAGATTATCTGTCGAGCAGGTCGCGAAGATTATCCAACCGCTCGAGACAAGGCAGAAACAATTCGAGTTTTACTCGCGTCGGTGCTTGAAAGTACAATCTCTAGCATACATATTATGCGTATTGAACCGATGGGTTCAGTAAATCAGTTAGGAGTAGACCCAAAGTATCGACCACTAATTTCGGTGAATTTCCGATGTCTAGTGAGGATGTAACCGCGGAGCCAAAGGCTCCCCAAGAGAGAGTGGCAGACCCTTATGGCAGAAACGCAACGACCGATGACTTCCAACGATGCTGGAAATGCGACAGGCTCCTCTTTGAGAGCGCGACGCGCCCATGGAGTATCCGATGCCCGAGATGTAAGTCCAAAAATAAATCAGGATAATTTTTTTGCAGATTTAGATTCTTTAGTTGGTATTGGTCGCGAACAGGGCGGTTGTCATGTTGGCGCTTTAGTAGCAAAACTTGATAAACAAATTCAAATAAAACTTATCGAGATTATGAAAAACCCTAGCGTTCAATCTGCCAAGTTAGCAGAGTTGATGGCTTCTTACGGGCTTCATGTATCCTCTACTGATGTTCTTCGGCGACACCGCCGAAGATTACTTGGCAAAGATGGGTG